AACCGCGCCGCGGATGGCCCATACATTGACGAAGAGCATATGGCGGTATTTCCCGACGTGGCCTCGCTGAAGGTAGGGCTAGATTCAGTAATCGAAAGCGTCATTGCGTCGGCAGAAGAAAGCGCTAAAGAGCGTGCTGACGGATTTGACGAGGCTTTCGAGGCAACATCAAAAGAGGACTAAACTATGCCAGATGAACCGATTTACAATGAGTTGGACAACGACCTTCATAACGAGGGCAATGACGGTGCGTTCACCGTACAGCCGCCCGAGAAGGAATCCGAGAACGACCCCGTAGAAAAAGAAGGTGGCAAGGGTAACCGCGCTAGTGCGGCCAGCAAGGCAGCCACTACCCGTCAGAAGTCTGCGGACAAGGTGGGGGCTTCGGCGGGCAAGCGAAAGTCTACCAAGAAGCTCAAAGAATACACTATCATGCTCAATGACAGCTCCCAGTTCCCTCCTGGCGGACTGACATTGGGCCTCAACGGGACATTCAAGACTATCCCCGCAGAGGTTCCGGTTAAGTTGAACCAGAACTGGATGGAAATTCTTAACCACGCCACGCAGACTGAACCGCGTGTTGACGACAATGGCCGCATTATCGGCGTACGTAACGTACCTAGGTTCCCCTATCGTATTGTTCCTGACGAAGAGGAGTAAGCCCGGATGAAAGTCTCGCAGCTTTTGAGCGAGCTTCAGGGCAACATACTGCGTGACACGAGTCACGCAGTGCGCGGGCAAGGTTCCAGTCAATGGAACCTTGCTTCGCTTGTGGCCTACCTGTCTGAAGCCGCCGACATCATGGCCGAGGAGACCCACTGCATAGTGGATTCGTCTACCCCGGAGATAACAGAAATTACGTTGGTCACAGGGGAAGACGTGTACGACCTCAGTGACCGTATCATTGACGTTAAGTCGGTGCGTGTAGGTTACCGCAGGACAGGGAGAAGGCTCCGCCAGGTAACTACGCATGAAATGGAAGACGGGTCGGAAGACATCACCACTGCGTACCCTATGAAGCTGTACAGCCGTCCTGGAGAGCCCTTTGCGTTTGCTTTGGACGAAGCATCAAACCAACTACGTATCTACCCTACCCCTAGAACCGAGGACGAAGGCGTAGTCGTTTACCTACGGGTGAGCAGGCTCCCCTTGAACCCGTTGCCCGTACCCGTGGACAACGACCCAGATTCGGATGTAGAGCCTGAGGTACCCGTACAGCGGCACCTTGACTTGTGCGAGTGGGCTGCATATCGGGCCTTGCGCAATCACGATACCGATGTTGAGAACATTCCCAAGGCGACGACTCACCGGAATCAGTGGGACCGGACTATATCGAAGATGCGCAAACGGTGGAGACGCAAGCACCTCTTACCTGCTACATTTGGCGTTAGAGTAAACAACTGAGGAGAGTGTCATGGCGCTCCAGCCGGAACAAAGGCGACTCGATACACCCCCGCAGCAACGCACTGCTTATCGTCGGGACATCGACGCGGCGTATGCGCGGGCGGACGAGGTAGGTAGGCAGCAGAATTGGAGCAGCATCGCCCCGATGTTGCAGGCGGCAGGCCGAGGAATCGGCGCTGGTGCGGACCCCGTGGGCCAGCAGCAGAACTTCGACTTTGGGGGGAACAGCCCTGGCTCCGTCTCGGCCAGGGGGATAAGAGACGGCGTTTCGGGTACGCTGGACTACTTGCAGAATACAGCCGCAGCCGGTGGTGCGAACGTCAGGCGCGGGGTCGGTGCCCTAGCCGGTGCAGGACTTGACTACATGAGGAACGAGTTTAGCGACGTTGACAACGCAGCAGGGGCCATCGAGAGCCAATTCAATGCAGGGCCTCAGCCTACACCCCGTCCCCCCGAGCTGCTGAGGGCGCCCCCGCCTGACCTTCTCCGTGCTCCGGCTCCGGCTCCGGGGCCTGACGTTCCTCAGTACACCGCCCCGGCGACCATGCCCGCTGTACAGTCCGCTGTGGACCGGCTCACGGGACAGCCTACGGTCACTCCCGGTAACGCAGGCGTACCGACCGCAGGTGCAGGCCAGCCCGCCCCTTCGGGCGCCCCAGGAGTGTCCACGCCAGGGCCGCCTTCGCGTGCCCCGGCGTCGGCCGGTCAGCCGAGCAATGTCTACTCTGATGCAGCTACGCCGCAGTACAGCGCTCAGAGGTCAGTAGCCCCTACGCAGAGCCAGACACAAGCCCCGGCACAGGCGCAAGCCCCGGTGCCAGCAGGACAGTCAGGCAACGTCTACTCGGACTCAGCTACACCTCAATACAGCGCGTCTAGTACGGCGGCCAATGGTATTCCGCAGGGTGGCGGTACGGTCAACTTCACTCCCGCAGGAGGGGGTGGATTCGGTGTGGGTGGTGGCTTACGGCAGCCTGGAGGAGAGCTTGTGGCTGCTTTCCTGGAAGCGAGGGACAACTATGCTGGAATGGACAACAGCAACAGTACGCTAAACGAAAGAGGCCGTGCGTTGAACATACTGCGTGCTATGGGTCAGCAGGCAGGCGTGGAGCAGCAGGCTCAAGCCAGCATGTACGGCGACGATGTAGGTGGACAGTCTCGAATGGGCGTAGCGGACATCAACAGGGACTCTAGCCTTGGCAGCACAGCCCTCCAGCAGATGGGAGGGATGGATCGTACGCTTATTGGAGACCGGACCACTCGTAGGGCGAACGATATGGACTACGAGATCGGCATGATTAACGCCGGGGCCAACCAAACGAACGCTCAGACGAACGCCAATTCCGGTCAACCGAGCGACTTCCAGCGGGCGGTAGAGTCAGTATCGTTGCAGTTATTCCAGAGCGGAGACCTGAGTCTCCCGGCAGCTACAACTATAGCGTCAGGTGAAGCGCTTGAGCCGGACAGGATTATATTTAACGACATGGGTGCGCCCGTAGCTATGAACACTGCGAACGGCGTAGAGGGCATGACGCCTCAGATGGCTACCTTACTACATGCCATGGGAGCGCTCAATGACGACCAGTTGGCGAGGATGAATAACCTCTACCAAAGCGCAGGGCAGTGAGGCTGATATGGCTACAGGACTAGGGATCGGGGTAGACCCGGCTGCGGAGGCTGCGAAGGGTGCAGTGGAGGCGTACCGCAACCGGAGGAGTGCGCCTTCTACTCAGGACATGCAGTACTTGGCTGAGTTAGTCCGCAATAATACGCGTGACCGCAGTCGTACGTTTGGCGAGGTTGCCGGTGATACCGGGTTGTCGCTGCTAGGGGGCGCCATAGACCTCGGGCAAGCGACGTACGGCATAGGCAACATGGCCACCCTGGGTACCCTAGACGAGGTGACGGGGGGTTTCTCCGGGAACTTCCGTGAGGCGGGGGATGCTGTGCAGGGCTGGCAGTCTGAGCCCCTGCAATTACGTAGGGAGGACGCCAACGCGGCGTTCGATGACGGCCTCGTGTCTGGTGCTCAGGCGTACTTGAGCGACCCTAGCCTACTTTGGGACATAGCCGGACGTGCGGTACCTTCTCTGATCCCTACCGTAGCCGCAGGTGGAATGGCTGCCCGGACGGTAGGCGCTGTTGCAGGCAAGGAAGCTGCGCAGAAAGCTGCCACTACAGCCGCTATCCGCACAGGTGGGGCACAGATAGCGGGCTCCACCAACGTGGAAGCTGTCCGCACGCTGCGAGAACAGGACGTAGACGGCGTTGCTCGTCCTCTCCTGGGTCTAGGCGCAGGTCTGGTGGCAGGCATCGGAGGCGGGGCTATAAGCCGGTTCACAGGCGCGGGCGCCTTGGAGGGTGCCGTGGGCCGCAGGTTGGCCGGTGTCGGCGGCACAGGGGCTGGTGTGGGCGCTGTGAAGGGCGCAGTCGGCGGCATCGGCCGTGAGGCGACGGAAGAGGCCCTGCAAAGCACCCTGGAGACTACCGCTGTCAACGCTGTGGCTCCCGACAACACGTTGGGACAAGGTGTAGGAAAGGCTGCGGTTATGGGCGGCATCGGCGGTGGCCTGATCGGTGGACCCCTGGGTGCTTACGCCGGTATGGCTAACCCCCCGGCTCCTGACGCCCCGGCTAGAGCAGCGGATGACCCTGGACTGCCCAACGTGGACCTGTTCGGCCGTGAAGTACCCACGGAGGGACCGGCCGCGCCTACGCCAGAACAGCTTGATATGCAGATCAGGGCACGTGCTGACGAGCTTACCGAAACCAGCGGGTACACAGACGCCGAGGCAATGCAGCAGGCGACGAGGGAGATTGAGCCCCCGGACTTTTCCCTTGCAGCTACTCCCGACGAGATTGACGTGCGTATCAGGGAGCGTGCCACGGGACTTGTCGAGAACGAAGGGTTTACAGAGGCTCAGGCATTACAGCAGGCGACACAGGAGCTGTCACCTCAGCAGGAGCTTGGTCTTGAGATCGAGCAGGAGCCGGAGTTACGGCTTACCGGCGAGGAGCAGCGTGCGGCTGACCTGGGTGGCGTCCTTATACAGAACGAAATTCTGTTCGAGGGCGAGAACGGCAACATCGAGGTGAACCCTGAGCAGCAAGCCTTGTTTGACCAGGCTACTGAAGGCATGACGTGGGAACAGTGGGACGCTACCCTGCAAAGGATAATGGATGTACGTAAGAAAGCGCGGGAAGAAGGTGCGCGTGTACGCCAACAGGTAGAAGAAACGACTCGGGTTAATCAGCAAGCCGGTGTAACTGAGGGTGACATTCGGTCGGCCAAGCAGGTAGAGGTCGAAGAAAAGCAAGCCCGAGTAGAGGCCGAGATACTACCCAAGTACAAGGAAAGCGTAGACGAGGAAGGAAACAGGAAGTACACCCGGTACGATCCCTACGAACAGCGGCTAGTGACAATAGACAGAGGAGAGGCTGTAAGGGATGCTCGCCGCGTAGTCGAGGAGCAGGACGCCCGTGCGCAGGAACAGCAGGAAGCCCTGGAAGCCGAGGCTAGAGAAGCTGCTCGTCCGGTAGACGAGAAGTGGAGGAGCTGGCTGGACGAGAGCGAGACGTTTGAGGTCAAGAAGAACAACCTCAACAAGAACAACAAAGAGTGGCAGCGGTTTAAGCAGGCAGCGCTTGACGCCAACATAGCACCGGGTACCCCGGAGGCTGGGGTGTTCCTGTCTGACATGGCCAACGAATTGGGCAAGTCGGCTACGAAAGCGGGTGTCTTGGGCAGGACCCTGGGCACCGTGTATGACGTTACGACTGACATGGACCCGGTACCTGCTACGCCTGCGACGGAGCCAGAGCAACAAGTTGGTACGCAGCAAGAGCGTGACGATAGGTTGCTGGACCCGACTACGCCTCCTGTCGAGCCCCCTGCCGAGCCCGTGGTCGATACGCCCGCAGATTCTGCGCCTATCCAGGACCTGGAGGCACGGCAATCGGCAGGCGCCCCGTTGGTACCTGCTCTGTACACCCCCGATGGGCTGCCCTTCGATAACCGTAAGCAAGCCAACGATGCGAAGCGTCGTCGGTGGCTCAAGGACATTGCTATTGAGAATAACGTCAAGATAGCTGACTTGAAAGCCGAAGAGATACCCGGCCGAGGGTGGGTGCTCAAGGTGCAGACGTACGATGACTTCAGCCCGCAGCAGGCACAAGAGCAACAGATCGAGGAACAGCAAGAGATACAACAGCAGGAGCAAGAGGCTGCTGCTGACCCCGTACTTCAGAAAGCAGAGGAAGCGGTTATACCTCCTGCCGAGAAGTCAGATATAGCTTCGCAACAGAAGCAGGCTAACGTAGAGCGTATACAGAGGAGAGTAGAGGGCTACTACCTTGACGAAGCTAAGAAGGGCGAGAGCCGCACTGAGTTCTACAAGCGCAAGGGCAAGGATTACCTGAGAGACGAGCTAGTGTTGGCGTCTAGCATGGAAGAGCTGGACACTATGTACGCCTCTATCATGGACACGCCCACGGCTAAGGCCATGTCCGTGGAGGACAAGCGTGAGCTTGTTGCCATATACAACGGCACGGCTGACCGTGGCAACTTCATGAGGGTAAACCCGGAGGACGATACGGTAATTGACTACCGTACGGCAGCGCAGCGTCAGGAGGACGGGGCTACCCCCGAGCCACCTCCTAGCCGCAGCCCTCGTCGCAAGAGAAAACAGGACGCCAAGAAAGGCAAAGGTAAAGAGCAAGAAGAAACGCTCCTGACTCCTGACACACTAGACGACATCATGGGCAACAACCCTGACGTACAGTTTCACCAGACGGTTGCGGACTATAAGAAAGCAACGGGTAGGTACGCGCCTACGGATGCCGCAGGTGTGTTCGACAACGATGGCGTCCACGCTATCCTGTCGAACATAAAAACGGCAGAACACTTGGCAGAAGTAATCGCTCATGAAGGAGCACACAAAGGTATCCGATCAATGCTGGGGGACAGGGTGTCGGCTGTCACCAACAGGTTGTGGGCCAACGCTGCCTTGCGTGAACGTATCCGTACCAAGATGCGCAACCAGTCTCTGGATAGGGCCGGAGCTGCGGAAGAAGTCTTGGTGGACATGATAGCGGCGAACGAGAGGCTTACTGGGGACGTGTGGACCAAGATAAAGTCTGCTGTCCAGGCTACGTTCGAGTCCACCCTGGGGGTGAGTAAGTACCGTGTGACGGATCGGCAGGTGGACGCGCTTCTTGACGACGTGGCCAGGGCTACTAGAGGAGAGGATGTTATTAACCGGGGGTACCAGCCCCTGAGCGAGAACGACTTTCTCGATACGTTGATAGGCAAGCCGCAGGCCATCACTCAGAGCCAACGGTTCTCTCGTGTAATGGAGACGCTTAACCGTGGGAGACCGGATGTACCGGGCAGACAGAACGCTATAGGGGAGGCAATAAAAGAAGCGACCAACGTAAGCCGCACGTCTTTACGAGACATATTAACCAACATCAAGAGCGGGCAGTACGGCCGTGCGTTCTTGCCGTTTGTCCCTCTGAACCAGATTTACAACTTGTACGGGCGTAACTTCGACCACGTTATAACGGCTGAGGACGGCACTACCGAAGTGCGCAATACCTTCCGGGACTTGAACACGCTGAAAGGTGAGCAGGAGGCCCGGTTCAACCAGCGTCTGGCGCGTAAGCGGGACATAGAGCTGGACGGGGAGACTTTCCATTCGTCAGTGATGGAGCTATCCGACCGGGGGCAAGCGTTCCAGCGGCACAGCCCCGAGAAGGTCGATGACTTGAACTCAGTCCTACAGGAGACTTCGTTCTTCCAGGTGTGGCCGCAAAAGGCGTGGGAAGACCAGCCAGGTATCAACTACAAGCGGTACAACATGACGCCCGAGGAGCGCAAGGCGGCGTGGGAAGTCCTCAGCCGCAAGTATAACAACCTGGGCACCGAGGGTCAGACGCTGTACCGGGAAATGCAGGCATCGTACCGTGATGCGGCGGTGTCTCACCTCAACGCGATTGAGGCGGAGTTGCGGCGCATCACAGGGCGTACCAAGGGCGAGCCCTTGCCGGATGACCACATCCTCCGGGTAGCTCGGAGACAGCTCACTAACGGCCCGTACTCTCCGTTGATCCGCCACGGTGACCACTTGGTCATAGTGAGGGGGCCGGAGGGCACTGAACACTTATCTGGGCACGATACTCAGACCGAGGCCGAGGCCATGCGGGTGGCGATGTCCAAGCAATACCCGGCCGTGGACGGCTTCACGGTGTCTCGTACGCTGAACAGCACGGAAAACGGAGTGTTCTCCGGCCTCAACCAGCAACAGCTCGACGCGCTTGAGTCTTCCGTCGTCAACGCGATACCGGAAGACTCGCCACCGGAGACGGCTAAGCTCATACGGGACGCGTTGACTGAGACATACCTGAAGATGCTTCCTGCCAGTTCCTTCGGTAAGTTCTCCAACCGCAGGAAGAACGTTTCTGGTTACAGCATGGATGGGCTTCGAGCGTACTCAGACTACTCCCTGAAGGGCGCACGTCGTATATCTGCTATAGAGTACGACGGGCGTATCAGCCAGGCTATTACGGGTATGCAGGAGCATATCAGGGCTAAGGCGGCAGCGATTGAGCCGGGTCAGGTGGACGACGAAGGGCGGGTGGTAAATACCGAGCTTGAGCAGTCGGTGGTGGACAAGGTGCAGTCACAGCACCAGGCAGCGTTGAACAAGAGTTACAGTAAGCTGGCTTCTACGCTGTCAGGTGCAGGCTTCCTGTACATGATGACCTCTCCGTCACAGTTGTTCGTGAACGCTACCCAGACGTTTATGGTCGCGATGCCTAGGTTGGCTGCTAGGTACGGAGGGGCTAACACGTTGGCCATAGGCAAAGAAGCCATGGCCAACTTCACCAAGAGCGGAGGAGACTTCCTTAGCGAGAAGGCGGCGACGAACGGGTCGGCAGCCACGGGTGTTAGGTCGGTTATGCAAAGGCTGTTCGAGGACGGTACTTTGGACTTCACGTTCTCTATGGACATGACGGACGCAGCCAACGGCGAGTCCGGGCAGCTTAATGCTACTTGGAGAAAGACGGTCGAGAGCATGTCTGTGTGGATACACAAGTCTGAGGTGTTCAACCGGCAGATGACGGCATACATGGCGACTAGGATGCACGCGGCCGAGAACAACATGGACCTGGAGAACTTGAGTGACACAGACCTGGATATGCTGCACCGAGTGGCTAAAGATGCCGTGGACTCTACGCAGTTCAACTACTCGCAGTCAAACAAGGCTGAGATGCTACAAGGGCCTGTTCGTAGGCTGGTGGGCCAGTTCCAGCAGTACAGGTTGAACATGATCGCTATGATGGCGAAGGACATACGTGACTCCATGGGCGGCAATAAAGCTACTGCGGAGGAACGGTCGTTGGCGCGTAAGTCTCTGGCCTACATGCTTGGTACGCAGCTCGCCTTCACAGGCGCTGTAGGTACCGCGCTATCCCCGATAGCGTTCGCCATCATGGACGCGTTCGGTAGCGACGATGAAGATTTCGTGGACAGCCGTACGGCTCTTCTCCAGGCGGTGCCTACGTTTGTATCCCACGGCTTTATGGGTGGGGTGCTCAACATGGACCCCAGCCGTATAGAGGTAGGTAGTGTGCTGCCGTTCCTGGGAGACCGTGTGTACGCACCCAAGACGGACGACTTCGGTGAGTCGGCCGTGTACTACCTAGAGCAGAACATAGGTCCTTGGTTTGGCCTCACCACGGGGGTCATAAAAGGTACTATGGATGCTATGAACGGGGACTTCTACGAGGCCAGTCAGGGGCTGCTACCTAAGCCCTTTGCGGACCCGGTACGAGCGTGGCATGAACGGGATGGCGTACGTAACCGTTCAGGAGCTATAACGTACGACACCGGGATGTGGGACTCTGTGAATAGGGCGCTCGGTATGCGCTCAGCGGATGTACTCGTCGCACAGGAAACGGCTGGCGCGGTGTACCAGGCCACTAGCAATGTCCAAAGGGCGAGGCAGAACTTGCTGGTCGAGTACGCGACGTACCACGCGTTGGGGGACGACGAGGGTAAGCAGGAAGTGATGGGCCGCATAGAGAATTTCGGTGCCAAGAACCCGGCTTTCCGTATCGTTGGCCAGGACATAGGCAGAATGTTGGTCAATCAACGTCGCACAGAGCAAAACGTTCGGGAGTTTGGGGCGCCGACGAGCAGGCAGTTTACTCCGGCTCTCCAAGAAATCACCGGCATTAGAGGGAACTGAAGTATAAATAACGTATAATACGTTGGTGATTGAATTTCGTACGCAGACAGGAGGTTGACGTGGACTCAACCATCGCAAAGCTGGTCCAGGAAATGGTGGTATACGGAACGATAGGTGCCTTTGGGGGCACTGCTCACTACGTATACCAAGCGGCTCGCAAAGGCCGTGCCTTCTCTGGGTGGGGGTTCATCGCCAACGTATTCCTCGCATGGGTAGTGGGCTGGGGTGTAGTCTTGTGGTTCGACGCATCAATGAACCGCAGAGAGTTCTACTCACTTGTTACAGGATTCCTCGCGTACCCTATACTTGACACCATAGACCAAAACCGATCTGCGCTGATGAAGAAACTTCGTTCTATCAAGGGGCCAGACTGAGGTGAACGTAATGACTACTTCTTTGCTTTTTACGCTGCTCGCAGCCGCCACGCACCTCCTCGTGATTAAGGAGGTGCGACGGTTCTTCAAAAGCAAAGGGAGTTGCCAAGAAGCAGATAAGCACATTGTGGCTACTCTAGGCATGGGCAGCATAACATTCGTGCTTATACAGGGTGTCCAGTTAGTAGGTTCCCCAGGTTGGTACATTACAAATAACATATACGCAGGGCTGTGGAGCGGGTTCGCCATACTTAACGCGTCTTTGTACTACGCTACGGCCAAGATACTTGCTGACCGTAGGACCAGTGAGACGGGTTCTGATATGACGGACCTCAAGACTAGGAAACATAACAGGATGAAGGCTTTTAAGCACCACTACGGCCGCAGGGCAGGAGACAAGCAATGACTAAGTGGATTGACGAGGTAGAGCTACAGTCGGAAGAAGACGCGTTTGACGAGCTGGTCAAGCATACATGGGAAGTAGAGGGCGGGTTTTCCAACCACGACTCTGACCCTGGCGGGGCTACCATGTACGGTATCACCGAGGCCGTGGCCCGAGCGCACGGATACACCGGGGGCATGAAAGACCTCCCCGAGTCATTCGCGCTTTCTGTGTACCGTAAGTCTTACTTTGAGAAGCCTGGATTCCACCTCGTGGCGATGCGTTCTCTGGTGCTGGCCAAAGAGCTGTTCGACTGCGGCGTGAACACCGGCCCTCCTCGTGCCACCATGATGCTCCAGCGGGCACTGAACCTTCTCAATCAACGCGGCCGTGACTGGGCCGACCTGAAGGTGGACGGCGCCCTTGGCGGGAAAACCATGGAGGCCCTGGACTCGTTGATCGGCAAGAGGGGCAAGGTCGGTAAGGATGTTTTGCTGAAGGCCCTCCTCGTGCAGCGTGGGGCCTACTACATGGACCTGGCTGCGCAGGACGAGAAGTTCGAGGACTTCTTGTTCGGCTGGCTCCGCACTCGCGTTGACATGGAGCTGATCTGCCATGGCTGAGTCCGCAGAGGCCGTGCTGTCTTTCTCTGCCGGGGAGGACCATGTTTCACATGAAACACGTATCCCTGAGGGATTCGCACGGCGCGTGGTGAACTGGGACTTGGACGACACGGGGGTGGCCCATCAACGGCCGTCCCTAGACGCGTTTTCTGGGGCCTCAGATTGCCACTCTGTGTGGCGCAACCCGGTAACGGGGGAAACCCTAGCGGTCTACGGGGAACGCCTATCTCGTCTGTCTGGGAGCACCTTGCTGCCTGTGCAGACGCTGCTCGGCCAGGATGTGTGGCTGTACGACGGCCGGAGAGTCTACTACTTCGCTCGTAACGGAGTGACGTACTTCACCAACGGTGTCGCTCACGGTACTTTGCGGCCTGACGGCTTCGTCCACACGTGGGGCGTGCCAAATCCGGTGACCCCGGTGAGGGATACGTCACAAGGCATCGTAAGGTACTTGACGTACGAAGATACCAACGGTCAGGAGTCCGGCGCTGTACGGTTTGACGCAGGTGTGCCGCCTCAACGCGTGGGCTTGGTACCTCGGTTGTTCTGGTCAGACGGGGAGACTACCAAGTATAGGCTGAACGGCACAGGCCGGGAGCTTCGTACGCAATCTCTGGTTCAGTTCCCTCCCGGCAGGTTCTTGGAGGAGATAGGGGGGAGGCTGGCAACGGTTCGAGGGTCGAAGGTCTACTACACATCTCCCCTAAACTACGGGTTGATAGACCCTAGGTACAATTTCATAGATGCGGGATCACAGATTACCGCTATGATTACTGTAGAGGACGGCACTTACGTCTCAACTAAGCATGAGCTGCTGTTCTATTCAGGTACAGACGTAGACGAGCTACGCAGGGAGAGCGTACTGGGCAAAGGTATACTTCCTGGAGCGGTGTGCCGAGTACCTGTGACTGCGCTGTCACCGGAAGTGAGGACCAACGAAGGTCAGAGGTACGCAGTGGCTGCGCTGACCGAGGACGGAATAGCCCTCTTGATGAACAGGGGAAACGTAATAGCGCCGACTGGAGGGAGGCTGAAATTGCCGCCTAACACTGAGGTGCGAATGGACTTGGTAGAACGTGACGGATACTATCAAGTTGTGGCTGTACCCACCCAACCGATAAGTGCTGCCTCTATGGCGGCTATCGACTCACCAGTAGAACCCATAGAGGTGTAACATGAAACAGAGCCAGCTTATCCAGCTCAACGACGGCGGTATTTTGATGCCTGACGGGGGCGTAGCACGTGGCACATACTTCGCCAGCCATAACGAGGGGCCGTGGGAGCCTATTTTTAACTCTTTGACTAAAGAGTATCTTACGTACTTGCTCAACTCTGGTATGCGAGGGTCACCTGCTGCTCTCACGAGTTGGTACATGACGCTGTTCGGCGTGGGCCAAAACCCAACAGACGACTGGACAGCGGCCTCGTTTGCGGCGCTTGACGCTGAAAACGAAAGCACTGCCGAAGGGTACGTGAACCCCACTCGCCCCGTGTGGACACCCGGAGTAGCCGTTGACGGGCTTATCGCCAACTCCGCAGACCCAGTACGGTTTACCTTTGCTACCGCCAGCTCCGTAAACATTGGCGGTATCGCGATCCTCTCCAGTGACGTACGCGGGGGGTCTGCCGGGGTGCTCGCTTCGGCTGCCAACCTCAACAACTCTCGTCAGTTTGAAGACGGTGATACGTACGACGTGGTGTACCGGCTCCGCCTCGAAGCGCAGTAAGCTGTGAGCTACAACGGACCAGTAAACTTGCGGGTTGACGGCGCACGGGATGACCCCCGTGCGCAGTTTCTTGTGGCCCAAGGTCGCCGGATGCTGGGACTTCTGGAGCTTGCTCACGGCCACAACCCTAAGCAGGGGGCCGTGGCTAACTTGTGGGGGGGAGAGGAAACGGGGTACGTAAAGGTTATATGGACTCGGGAAATAAAGACCATATTCGTTACGGTGCCTAGCTACGGTCGAGAGGAAGGAGGGGGAGTACGGAGAAAGTCTATTACGTTCCCCGGACTACGCCTCAAAAAGTTTTGTACCAACGGGTTGTTTTTCCACCACCCGGAGCACGGGCCGCTGCTACTGCCCGCTGACCCAGAGACGGGCCTGGTCGTACTACCCACGCTCCTGGGCGTCATAGAGACGGCTGACGACCTGCTGCTACCATTGGGGCCGGAGGGAGAACCGGACAACCCCAAGATAAAAGAGGGCTTGGTTCCTACGTCTGCCAGGGTACACACGTTCACCGAACCGGGGGAAACAAAGTCTCTGGCAACCGGGGACAACCACGTGTTGTGCCTAGAGGAGAAAGGCCACTGGTTCTACCCTAAGCCGTTTACTTTGGAGGCTCCAAGAGCCGTTTACTTTGCGTTGGACGGAGTTGACGACGAGGGTAATTTTGAACCTAAGCCTCTTAGCGATATGTTCGGCTCTACTCGGCCGGAGGTGTCTCAACGCGTAGCCATGTGGTCGGACTTCGATAACTTCAACCCCGATACCACCTATACGTCTGCACTGAGGAACCT